ACACGAGACGCGCCTCCGCGAAACTAGGGTGTTTCCTATGATTCAAAATGACCTGCTCCAGCTCGCCCACTCAATCACCGAACTCAAGTTGCTCCCAGGCAACCCAAGACGTGGTGACATCGAGGCGGTGAAGCGAAGCCTTGAAGCGTTCGGTCAGCGCAAACCGATTGTCGTGCGCCGAACAGACAACGTGGTCATCGCAGGCAACCACACGTTGCAAGCTGCGCAGGCTTTGGGTTGGGATGAGATTGCTGTCGTGTGGGTTGATGATGATGAGGTGACTTCTAAGGCGTTTGCGTTGGCAGATAATCGCACAGCTGAGTTGGGTGACTATGACGAGGAGGCATTGGCTGATCTCATTAACGATGTTGGTTCGTTGAATCCAGGTTTGCTGGAGTCATCGGGCTGGGATGATAAGGCTGTGCAGGAATTGTTGGATCGTGTTGAGCAAGTTGAGTTGCCGACTGATGTTGATGAGGTGCCAGAGGATGTGCCTGCTGTTTCCAAGTTGGGTGATGTGTGGTTGTTGGGCGATCATCGAGTTATGTGTGGAGACACAACCGAAACAATCAATATGGATAAACTTATGGGAACCACAATTGCCGATATGGTATTTACCGATCCACCATATAACGCGGACTACTCATCAAGAGTGGATAAAAATCGTCGCAAACCTTGGGGTGGTATTTTGAACGACAATATGTCGGATGTAAAGTTTGCAGAATTTATATCTGACTCTTTAGTTGAAACAAAACTCAAACTTGTTTTGAATGGATCAATCTATTGTTGGACAGATTGGAAACGGTATCCGTTGGTTGCCAGCATATTTGCCGAAGAGTTCAATCACAAATCAACAATCGTTTGGGACAAAGGTCATTTTGGTCTAGGTACTTATTACAGAACACAATATGAACTTTTGTTATTTGGTGTCAAAGGAGAAAAACTTGGCGTTTGGAAATCTGGTCATGATGAAAGAGATGTGTGGTCGCAATCTCGTGAACCGTTATCAAACTATGTTCACCCAACACAAAAACCTGCCGAACTTGCTATCCGTGCAATAAAAAATTCATCAGATATTGGCCATGTAATTCTTGACCCGTTTGGTGGTTCGGGTAGCACACTTATCGCTGCACAGGAAACAAAACGTGTGGCATATTTGATGGAACTTGATCCGCATTATGTTGATGTGATCTGCGCTCGATTCCAGAAGCTGACTGGTGTGTTGCCGGTGTTGGAATCGTCTGGGAAGGTTCACGACTTCCTCAATGCCTAAACCTGTTGGTCGTCCCCCTAAGCCGGTGGAGCAGAAGCGTCGTGCTGGTAACCCTGGCAAGCGTCCTTTGCCTGACACGGTGATTGCTATCCCGACTTCATCGTTGGTGCCTGAACCGCATAGGCCGTTGGGTCAGGCTGGTCGCCAGTTTTGGGATCGTGTTTGGAATGTTGGTTTCACTTGGATTAGCCCGCAGATGGATATTGAGTTGTTGCAGATTGTGGCTGAGCAGATTGATGAGCGTGCTGCGTTGCGTGTGAAGGTGTTGCGTGAAAGTGATTGGCGTGATCGTTCAGCGTTACGAGCGTTAGATGCTCAGGTGTTAGATTGTCTGTCCCTGCTTGGTTTTACTCCTGTTGATCGAGCACGTCTTGGTTTCGTGGAGGTGAAGATACAAAATGAGCTTGAAGCATTCCGTGAGCGAAAGTCTCAGCGAACCAACGTGGTCGACTCCGAAGGTTTATGAGTTCTCTGACGGGCGGGTTGTCTCAGATTTTGCAGAGACTTTTCTGCACGTTTCAAAGGGTGTTTTGGCGGGTCAGCCATTGGTGCTTACTGATTGGCAGTTTGATTTATTGGATAATCTTTTTGAGCGTCGTGCTGATGGTCTCCTTCGTTACCGACGGTCGCTGATTGGTCTTGCTCGTAAGAACGGAAAATCACTTCTAGGTTCCCTGATTGCTCTTTACAATTTGATTGAAGGTGAGCCAGGTGCCGAAGTGTATTCGGCAGCAGGTGACCGACAGCAAGCAAGAGTTGTGTTCAATGAGGCTAAGTGGCAGATCATGCAGTCGCCAGCGTTGTCGGGTGTATGCAAGGTGTATCGGGATGTGATTGAAGTTCCGTCTACCGGTGCGATTTATCGAGTGTTGTCTAGTGATGCCAAACTTCAACAAGGCCTTAACCCGTCGTGCGTGGTGTTTGACGAGTTGCACGTCCAGCGTGATAGTGAACTTTGGGATGCGTTGACGTTGGGTTCTGGTGCAAGAAAAGACCCGATGATTGTTGCCATCACAACAGCAGGTTTTGACTTGGACACAATTTGTGGACGTCTGTATAACTATGGCAAGCAAGTTATCTCTGGTGAACGTGATGATGAACGGTTTGGTTTCTGGTGGTGGGAAGCACCGGAAGGTTGCACGGTTCATGACCGAGATGCGTGGGCTTTGGCTAACCCGAACTTGGCTGAAGGTTTGCTTGACATGGAAGACATGGAAGTCAGCATGAACCAGACGGCTGAGATTCCGTTCCGCAGATACCGGTTGAACCAATGGGTCAGACAGGAGGACTCACCTTGGCTACCTGCGGGCGGGTGGGAACAATGCCAATCAGAACTACAGGTTGACCCCGACTTGCCGATGTTTGTGGGGATTGACATGGCGTTGAAGCATGACTCGATTGCTGTGGTGTTGTGCCAACCTCAAGGTCATCGTCTGGTGGTGCGGGCGAAGATTTGGATTCCTGATGGGACGATGACCGATATCGCAGCTGTGGAGCATTATCTTCGAGGGTTGCATCGTGAGTTCAATGTGCGTGAGTTTGCTTATGACCCAGCGTTCTTTCAACGTTCGGCTGAGGCGTTGGCTGATGATGGTTTGCCGATGGTTGAGTTCCCGCAGTCTGCGCAACGTATGGTGCCTGCTATCGGAACGCTGTATGAGTGCATTGTGAATCAGCAGTTAGCTCATGATGGCGATCCGATGTTCACGGATCAGGTGTTGTCTGCTGTGCCACGTCAGACTGATGCTGGACTTCGGTTGTCTAAGGGTAAGTCGCGCAGGAAGATTGACGCTGCGATTGCGTTGTCTATGGCTGTGGATCGTGCGACTCGACGTGAAGAGGTAGCACCTGTGCCTGGGTTCTTTGTAGTCTAGAGACATGCCTATCTTCCTTTTAGAACTTTTGTCCATCGTCCTTATCGCATCTGGACTATTCTTGATAGCAATTCCATTAGGGCTGATTTTTGTCGGCCTGTCAGTTCTATTGTTCACGGCTGCGTATGAGCGTGGTCGGAAAGGTAAGTGATGTTGTCAAGACTGTTGGGTGATGGCAACGAAAGCCGAGCAATATCTACACAGTCTTTGTTTGCGTTAGGTGACGGATTTAGTGTTACCACAAATAGCGGAACTGTTATTACGGAAAAAGATTCGCTAAAGATTGAAGCGGTCTATGCGTGTGTGCGCATGATTTCGGATTCAATTTCCACGCTACCTGTTGACACGTTCCTTCGCCTTGATGGGACTCGTAGACCGTTCCGTCCTCGCCCACAATGGTTAGATATTCCTGAGTCTGGTGTAACCCGCATCGAGCATTTCCAGCAGGTGTTGGTTTCGTTGATGTTGAACGGTAACTCGTTCACTCGTATCGTGCGCGACGATCAGGGAATTGCTGCGCTTGTTGTGTTGAACCCTCAGAGGGTGGAGTGCAGTCGTGACCGTGTGACTCGTCGTCCGATTTATGTGTTTGAAAGTCGTGATGTGATTTCGGCTGAAGACATGATTCATATCACCGAGCTTCGTTTGCCTGGTGAGATGCGTGGCATTTCACGCATTGACTTCATGAAGGAAAACTTGGGTCTTGCGAAAGCGTTGGAGGAGTTCGCTGCACGATTCTTCGGTCAAGGCTCATCGGCTTCCGGCATCATCGAGTTCCCTGGCAACCTGACCCGTGAGCAGGCTAAAGATTTGGTGTCAGGCTTTGAAGAAGGCCATAAGGGTTTGCGTCGTTCGCATCGTCCAGGTGTGTTGTTCGGTGGGGCTAAGTTCACGAAGACAACCGTTGACAATGATTCCGCACAGTTCCTAGAGTCCCGTCGTTTCGCTGTTGAGGAGATTGCCCGTATCTTCCGTGTGCCTCCGAGCATGCTTGGTGTGACTACGCCTGGTGCGATGTCGTATGCCTCGGTTGAGCAGAACGGCATCCAGTATGTAACCCATACGCTCAGGCCTTACATCGAGAAGATTGAGGAAGGGTATTCCCGTTTGCTTGATGGTCGTGCGTTCATGAAGTTCAATGTGGATGGATTGTTGCGCGGTGACCAAGCGTCACGGTACACATCGTTCTCAACAGGTCTCCAGTCAGGCTTCTTGTCAATCAACGACATCCATCGCCTAGAGGACATGCCTCCTGTGGATGGTGGAGATTCGTACCGTGTGCCGTTGGCGAACGTGGACATCAATGCTGCGAACTTGGCAGAACTAGACCGAAAGAGTCTTATTGCACAGCGTCTAATTCTCGCTGGCTTTAATCCTGCTGACGTTTTGAAGTCGCTCAATCTTCCTGCAATTGCTCACACAGGTCTCCCATCAACTCAGTTACAACCGATTTCTACTGTTGATCCTGAAGACCCACAGTCAGCCTATGAGGTCAAGTCGCAGAACATGGATATCAATCTTCCTCAGACGGTTATGAACTACACGCCTCCAGCGATCAACATTCCTGCGCCGATTATCAATGTTCCTGAGACTGTGGTTCGTGTGAACTTGCCTCAGAACAAACCTACGATTCGCACGGTTGAGCGTGACGCTGATGGTCGCATTCTGAATATCATCGAGAGGACTGAGGACTAATGGCTACTGGTATTTCCGCATATTTGGCGAACGCTTGGTTGGATGCTTTAGGTAATGCAACCTCGTTCTCTGTGACCACCCCGTATGTGAAGTTGCATGTTGGTGATCCTGGTGCGAATGGCACAAGTAATCCTGCGACTGAAACAACTCGTAAGTCTGTGAGTTTCGGTGCTTCATCGGCTGGTGCTTTGGCATCGGATGCTGATGTGGTGTGGACAAACATCGCAGGGTCACAGGATGCAACACACTTCACCGCTTGGGATAACCTGACCACAGGAAACTTCTTGTTCTCTGGCACCATCACAGGCAACGCTTACACAGCTGGTGACACCTACACGATTTCGTCTGGTGGTTTGACTGTTTCATTGACTGTCGCAAGCTAGGTTTCTAGATGACCGTCGCACGGTTCATTCTTGACCAGTCACAGCTCAACGATGCTGACTTCGGTTTAGATGGTTTTAGTCCCGCCTTCAAACTCGACACGTCAACGCTCGACTCGATTGCGAAGTTAGACGGCTTCACCTTCACAACAACTGTCACCGCTTCCGCTCCGCTTGGCGGGTTGACGGCTGGGGCGGTTTCGTTGGTGTCGCATGTGGTTTCGGCTGAGGCGGTGTTGGGTGGGGTTGAGGCTTCGGCTTCGTCTTCGGTGTCGAATCTTGTTTCCGCTCAGGCGGTGTTGGGTGGTGTTGTTGCGTCTGCTGATGCAATGGTTGCGCATACGGTTACAGCTGACGCTGCTTTGGGTGCAGGTGTTGGTTCAGCTGTTGCGTCGGTGTCAAATCTTGTTTCGGCTTCAGCGGTGTTGGGTGGCTTGTCATCGACTGCGGTTGCGAGTGTTGCTGGTTCGGTTACTGCTTCGGCTTTGCTTGGCGGGTTGACTTCTTCGGCGCAGGCAACGGTTGATCCGGCACCAAGTCCTCCACCTCCTCAGTATCCAGGTGGGAATCCTTGGTATCGTCGTCCAAAGGTTGAGCGTGTTGAAGAGGTTGTGGAGGTTGTGGTTGAACCTTTGCGGGTTCCTCTCCAAGTGTTCGGCGTAGGAGCATCAGTTGGTTCCTTATCGTCTAGTGCTGTTGCTGAAGTAACATGGTCAATACTAGAAGACGAAGCAGAACTACTGCTTTTGGTATGAGGTGACATGGCGTTTGATGTTCAAGCATTTTCATTGGGAACGGCTGCTTCGCTGATTGCTCATGCGACGTTTAACCCGATGAGGGTTTTGGTTCACAATCACGAACACGCAAACAATCATGATATTTATATTGGTGGTTCTGCTGTAAGTGTTTCTACTGGTTTACATATTAACGAGACTGAAAC